ATGAGTTCATGACCTAGTCCGATTGTCGTTGGGGCGGCTGGCGCGGCGGCTTTGCCTGGAGGCGAGGCGTTACTGGCGCCTGCGGCGGCAGAGGCCGCCGTTCCATACGGATTTGCAAATGCGCGGGAGTTCTCTCAGTTCGGCTCCGCGCTTCACGATGCGTTGACTGAAGCTGGATATGCTGATGCGCAAGGCATTATGCAGGGCAGCGCCGTCACAGGAACGAGTTACCGTGCTGGCGCGGCATTCGATGCGGGGCGGCTCAGCGATTTTGACATTGCCCTGGCAGGCGACAAGTTGTTTCAGGCGGCCCAAGACGCCGGAATCGCCTTGCGTTCCGCAGGCACTCGCACGGGACCTTTGGACGAGGCTGCGCTTGAAAAACTTGGGTTATCGAACGTATCGATGCAATTGAGCCAGCAGGCGGGCAGACCTGTAAACTTTATGATATATAATTCAACATCTACGGCCATATCTCGCGCGCCGAGTATCGTCGTACCGCGATGAGGTGTCGGACAGTGTCGACGGTTGAACTCTACGGAGTGGAAACTCATTCCATTCTTGAAGCAAAAAAATTGATTGAAAGCTTGCTTTCAGTCGTATTAGAGGAGAGGTTTAGTAGTTTTTACCGTGGTGGAACGTATTTATATTATGAAGGAATGCGCGAGGAGAGTTTAAAAATTGTTATCAATCTTGATCCATATGACGATGAGCCTCTCGAAGAGGCATATCCATATGTAAATATAATAATGTATGTTAAAAGCAGTAATAGGTTTTCTGATCTTCCAAGAATTTTGACGAATGCCCCCTCCGGCGTCATTAAGTTGCTGAGACGCGAGACCTCGTGCGAATGAATGTCGGAGTCCGACCAAAATCTGCATCCGCGTGACTTCGCCACAGGGTGTTTCATCACAATCGGCGCGGTGGCCTTCCCGAATCGCCGAGGGCACATTTCCCAATTGGTGGGGATTGAGCCCATGAGTGTTATAATTTCGCTACACGATGCGACTTTGAATAAAATAGAATTGGAGTGGAATATAGGTCAGCTAACAGCAAATTTAACAGTCAGCGAAGATAGTCGTAAAGTTCTCATCGTTGGGTGCGGTATTTCTTCGTTGTCTTGTAGTCGTTGTTTTTCTTGGGGTCGAAGTGTATCGGTTAATAAATGTGCGGTCGAGTCGCAGGATGGATTCGAGTTATTAAAAATAGAAATGCAAAGCGGCGATAATATTTTTGCGCAAGGGAAAAAATTTATAATTTAAGGTCGCGTCGGTTAAAATATCTCTCTTAATTTATTTAAAATCATACGGCAATATTAAATTTATAAATGGGTATAATTCATATATGTCGCCATGAGGCTACAATCGTGTTTGGTTTCGTAGGAATGGCGGAACGATTTTTGGTATTCGAACGAGCAAAAGGCATCGACCAACAATCGACGTTATTCAGAGCGACAATTTAAAATCCGGATCCAAGGTGCATCAACGATGAGTTTGAACTTGCAGAAGAGGGATCGCAAATATGGAGGAACAGTCATGGAATACATCCAGGCTGTTCCCTGCGAACTGCCCATCGACGCGGTTGGCTTGTGGCAAATTGCCCCTGCGGGTCGACGTCGGTTTGAATTGGCCGGTGACGATCTCACCGAATTCGTCAGCCGATGTGTCGCCGAGTTGTTGGCGCATGGCGCCAAGCCCGTAGTCGGCGGCGGGGGTACGCAATACGACTGGCTCTATCAACCGCAATACGGCGAGAGCAACGAAGAAATCCGCGACGCCGTCATGAAGGAATGGCTCGCGGCGGGATCGCCGGATTGCGATCCGGGCGGTCTCTGGTTCACCTTGCCCTCGCCCTATGTCGGAAACCGCGAATAACCAATCTTCCCATGTCTTCACGTCGGACCTGACACTCCCCGCCCAGGCCAAATTTTCCGCAAGCGCACATCCCCGCGCTCGCAATGCCTCGCGACTCTGATCGCCTCGCGCCGAACGCGCCCGCCAAACCAAACCACCTGGAGACTGACATGACTGAACGCGGCGCGGGCTTGCCACGCTGGTCCCTTTCGCCTGCGGAATTTTCCGCCCGCTCCAGCGCGAGCGCGCAAGCGCCCGACTGGTTCGGCCCCTCCGCCCCCATCGCCCCCGGCGCCCCCGAGGACGTCGCTGGCCGCCAATGGGATTTCCCGGCCGGCTACAATCTCCTCACACGCGCGCGCGGCTACGAATCCATTTCCTTCGCCGACCTCCGCGCACTCGCCGACGCCTACGACCTGCTGCGCCTTGTCATCGAGACGCGCAAGGATCAGGTCGAGCGCATGACCTGGACGTTGCGCGCCAAACCCGGCCGCGACGCCGACGCGGAAAACATCGCCCGCGCGGAAACTTTCTTCGAAAGCCCGGATGGCGTCCACGACTGGAGCGCCTGGCTGCGCATGATCCTGGAAGACCTGTTCGTCATCGACGCGCCGGCCCTCTGGTGCGAGCGCGACCGCGCCGGCAATCTCCTCGCCCTGCATCCGCTCGACGGCGCCACCATCAAACCGGTGCTGGATTTCTGGGGCCGCACCCCGCGCCCCTTCATGCAGGACGGCCAAAAAGTCTATCCCGTCGCCTATCAGCAAATTTTGAAGGGCTTGCCGGCGGTCGACTACACCACGCGCGACATCATCTATCGCCCGCGCAACCTGCGCAGTCATCGCGCCTACGGCTTTTCCCCGGTCGAGCAGATCGTCGCCACGGTCAACATCGGCATGAAGCGCCAGTTGCACCAGCTCAACTACTACACCGAGGGCAACATTCCAGAGAGCCTGATCGGTGTGCCCGACAGTTGGACCCCCGACCAGATCAAGAATTTTCAGGACTATTGGGACCTCTATTTCGACGGCGATCTCGCGAGGCGCCGGCGCGCGAAATTCGTTCCCGGCGGCGTCGCCAAAACGTTTATTCAGACCAAAGAGCCGGAGCTGAAAAGCGCGTTTGACGAATGGATCGCCCGCGTCGTCTGCTTCGCCTTTTCGGTGTCGCCGCAGCCGTTCATCAACCAGATGAACCGCGCGACCAGCGAGACGCAAAGCCAGATGTCCAACGAGGAGGGCCTGCAACCCATCCTCGCCTGGATCAAGCGCCTCTGCGACGCCATTCTGATCCAGCTCGGCGCCCCGAACCTCGAATTCGCCTGGCGCCACGACGCCACGATCGACCCGACCGTCCAGCGCGAAAACCTGGTGGCTCTGGTCAATTCCGGGATGATGACCCGCCGCCGCGCCGCCCAGATCATGGGCGAAATTTTGCCCAGTGATCCAATGGCCGACGTGCTGACTGTGACAGGGCAGGGCGTCGCGCGGCTCGAAGCGAGCGCCGCCCAACCCCCTAATAACGGCGAATAACCGGTCCTCGTATCGAAGCGCGCAGAATTGCAGCGAGGGGTAGGCGAAGTCGTCAGTGTCGGATTGAATAAACACAACCAGCGCCACGACGAGCGAGGCCGGTTTGCGACCGCCGATGAGAGCAGCGTCAAATCACCCGCGTCTGATCCTACAAAATATGACGCTCACACCGATCCATGAATTGTCGCGATTCCGATTTGCCGGGCATCATGTTTGGACGATTATGTTGACGGGCTTTTCAGAGGTCCCGACAAGATGCGAGCCTGCATTGGAAGCTGCGCCGAGCGGCATGGATGTTTCGACTTTTGAGGAGGAAAACATGACGGAACAAGAAGCAAATCAGATGATATCCTCGTTGGAGCTTATCATTAAAAATCTTGAATATCCTATGTATTTAACTGAGCAGTGTGGTGACAAAGAAGTGAAGAAAAAACTTGGCGAGTTGTTTGTTTATATTGTAAGCGAAATCGATTTGAATTTGATTCCATATTTGAAAAAGTTGCCGGTTTCCGAGTGATCGTTCGCAATTGTCCAGGATGGCATTGGATCGGATCGATACGGCAACGTGCCGAGCGATTTCGCGTCGTCGGGGCGCGGAAGCCGCAGCCGCCTGTCATGCTTCCGCCTCTGAAAGATATTCCGCCTGTCTGTCAGGAAAGCCACTTCCACCACTGAATATTTGGAATCATTAGATGACTGAAGACTACGCCCATTTTGTCTCCATTGACAGAAAGTTGCGTCGTATCACAATTGAACGAATATTTCCGAATGGTCGACGTGAGCTGTTTACAACAATGAACGTTCCCGACGTATCGTCGGAAAGAGGCGGGGCGGTGATCGACAAGCTTGCTTTCGAACTTGGAGACAATATTTTGCTTGATTCGCCCGCCGCGCGCGAACTCCTTGAGCTTTGAACGAACGATAAACCCGCGGAATTTTTTTGACGAATGGATCGCCCGCGTCGTCTGCTTCGCCTTTTCGGTGTCGCCGCAGCCGTTCATCAACCAGATGAACCGCTCGACCAGCGAGACGCAAAGCCAGATGTCCAACGAGGAGGGCCTGCAACCCATCCTCGCCTGGCGCAACGAAACCGTGGTCGATCCCACGGTCCAACGCGAAAACCTGGTGGCTCTGGTCAACGCCGGCATAATGACCCGTCGCCGCGCCGCTCAGATCATGGGCGAAATTTTGCCGGACGATCCCATGGCCGACGTGCTGGCGATCACGACGGGGCAGGGAGTCGCCAAATTGCAGCAGAATTGGTCTGCGAACGACGAAAAAAAGTTTTCACGCAAGAGGTTTTCGCCGGCGCGCTCGACAAATATAGCGACGATCAACCTCGGGATGATCGCGGCAGATGGTCGAATGGTGGAAACTTCGGAGAAACGCCCAATGCGAAGCCAGGAAAGGGCAAGAGCGCACCAAATCGCTCTCCACAATCGGATAATTCGACAAATAGACCCGGAGCACATCTGGAAAACGCGGCAACCCATGTGAACCCCAAAAACGATCAGCAAAATTGCGGGTTCGTAATTGATGCAGTGGCCGCGCGGCTAAGAGGGACAGATCGCAGCGCGGTCGCCCAGTCAGGACGAGATGGCGCTTGGGACGAAATTGAAAGTCGGTTCAACATGAAGATAACATGGGGCCAAAAGATCGATGATGCATACAGTCAGGTTAAGCAGGCTGGTGACGGTGCGCTGGCTATCGTAGGCATCCGATACCCCGATGACACCGGCCCCCACGTCGTCGTCATCGGCAATGACCGTGGCAAAGTCGGTATTGTTGAAGCTCAAGATTGGGGAAACGGACAGAAGGCTGGCGTCATTTATAGCGCCAAAGCAGCCAATGCTCGATACAATTCCGATGGTAAGAGCGTAATTGGCATTGGCTTGCTTCCCAAAAGTGACCGGAAATGATGCGCAAAAAACACGCATTTGTATCCATCGCATGCCTTTTTTTTCTCGCATGCCACAGCCGGAGTTTCGCGATGGAAAAAATCACGATAAATCAGGCGCGTCTGCTGGCGCTGGAATATCTTACGAGAGCGGGTGAGAACGCAGATATTCTCTTGATTCCGGGAAAAGAGCGCGAATATCCATTCGGGTGGATTTTCTTCGGCGCCTCTCGGAAATACGTTGAGACAGGAGATTTTCGTTACCAGATTCCAGGATTGGGCCCGCTAGCCGTTGAATTTGACGGTAGCGTTCATTCCCTATCGACTTCAGGATCGCCGGATGCGGTGATTGAAGCGTATTCTCAAAGGTGGCGCGAACGTCACGAAAAATCGCGATGATTTTCAGAGGATGAAGCGCGAGAGCTTTATCCGAGAATGGATCCCAATAACGCTGCGAAAGCGAGCAGCTCATTTCCCGAAGCCGTCGCCAAATTGAAAACGCTTATAACGGCGACACTTCAGCATCTGTGAACCCATGCGTTTTTTCAGTGAACATAGGCGCGTGTTTTTGGCGGTGGGAAGCGTCGCCGTCTCGTTGCTCGCTTTCGAGGAATTGCGCTATGGTCGCATTCTCGGGGTTGCTCAATTTCCTTGCGAATTCATGGGCGGAAAGTTTGCGTCCGCTGAGTCCCGGTGCGTGACGCGCGCATGCTACTGGTTCGACGACTGCGGCTATTGGGCAGGGGCGAGCCATTGGCGCGAACGTGTGAGTCCCGGCGACGCAATTTCGACCGTCGTATTCTGGCTGGGTCAGCCGAGCCGAAAACGGGGAGAAACCTATTTCTGGGATTATGGAAAGCCCGGCGGAAGGTATTTTGCGACGACTTTCCGCGATGGGCGTTTTGTCGAGTGGAGAGATGACGCTCAGGAGCTTTTGCCGCTGAAAAAAATCACCCTCGACGAGGCTCGAACCTGGGCGTTAATTCATCTCTCGCAGAGCGAGCACGGTACGGAATTTATTTTTGTCCCCGGCAAAGAACGCGAATATCCATTCGGATGGGTGTTCTTTGACGCCTTCAAGAAAAACTGGAAAACAGACGAGTTGGTGGATGAAAATCCACGTTCCGTGCTGCTCGCCGTGGATTTTGACGGAAGCGTCCACCCATTGGCGACGTCCGGATCGCCCGACGCAGCAATTGCCGACCACTTGCAATCATGGCGCGAGCGTCAAAAACTTCGAATGTCGTCCGAGAACACTGAGGGGAGGGGCGCGCCAACAAAGCCATGAGCGCCAATGCCGACGTAAGATCCTATTTTAGAGCGAGCCTGCGGTTGTGGAGCAGCGCCAAGCCGCTGACGCCGCTATTGCGCGCTTCCGAATGGGACTGGACGACCGTTCACATCAAGGGCGAAATCGTTCCCGCTCGGGGGCGAACGCCCGCGCGTGTCGCTCCAAGACATTACGCGTGTTCGGAAGACCCGGTAAATGCGGATATCGCCAATATCGTTCTCGTTCTCGCGCATTGGCTCGATGCAATCGAGCGCCATGCGTCCACGATCATTGCGGCCGCCCTTGCCGGCGAAATCGAAGCTGTCCTGTGGATCGCCATCATCGGCGACAATGAAATCGCTACGCCAGAACTTCCAAGCGACCTCACCGCGAGGGCCAGCAAAGCAGGCGTGCAAATCCTGTTGGAAAACTACACGACCCCCGATCCCGAAGACGGAAATTCGGCCAAGACGTTCCTAGGCGCGCGAAGAAAGCGCTGATGGGATCAGCTCAAAATCTCGCCCAGCGCCCCGATCAACCGATCCGTCTGCTCCGCCGTCCCGACGGTGATGCGCAGATAATCGGCGATGCGCGGCGCATTGAAATGCCGCACCAGCACCGCCCGCTCGCGCAAAGCCTGCGCCAGCGCCGCGCCGCCAACAGCCCCATGCCGCGCGAACACGAAATTGGCGCTCGAAGGCAACACCTCGAACCCCAAGCTCGCAAGCGCCGCGGTCATCCGCCCGCGTTCCGCGACAATCGCCGCCAAGCCGGCCTGAAAATAGTCCTCATCCTCGACCGATGCGATGGCCCCGGCCTGGGCGATGCGCCCGACCGGATAGGAATTGAAACAATTCTTTACCCGCGACAGCGCCTCGATCAGCCCGGCGTCGCCGACCGCATAGCCAACCCGCAATCCGGCCAAGGCCCGCGATTTTGAAAACGTCCTGACCACCAGCAGATTGGGAAATTTTTCGATCAGCGGAATCGCGGTCTCGCCGCCGAAATCGACATAAGCCTCGTCCACCACCACGGGGATCGACGGATTGGCTGAAACCATCCGCGCCACCTCGTCGCGCGGCAGAGCGACGCCGGTGGGCGCATTGGGATTGGCGAACACGATGGCGCCGGCGGAATTGCGGCAGAAATCCTCGACGCGAATCCGCATTCCCTCGTCGAGCGCCGCCGTCTCATAGGCGATGTCATAAAGCTTCGCCCACACCGGATAGAACGAGTACGTCACGTCGGGCGCGAGCAGGGGCCGGTCCTGCTTCAGCAGCGCCACAAACACATGCGCCAGAACCTCGTCGGAACTGTTGCCGACGAAAATATTCGACGGCGCCACGCCATGATAGCGCGCGAGCACAGTCCGCAGCGCCAGCGATTCAGGATCGGGATAAAGCCGCAGCGATTCCGCCGCCGCCTCGCGCATGGCCTCAATCGCGCGTGGCGAGGGCGACAGCGGCGATTCATTGGTGTTGAGCTTCACCAGCCCCTCGATGCGCGGCTGTTCGCCGGGGGTGTACGGGCTCAACCCCTGAGCCTTCTCGCTCCAGAACTGCATCTTCGTCTTCCCAAAGCCGCCTGAAACACGGCGACCCCACCCAATAGGAAAATTGGCCGCCCCCGTCAAAGGGCGGCGAAGCAAAGGAGCGCGTTCGCGTGACGGATCGATTGCAAATGTTCATCCCCTTGCGCAAGGCCGACGCCGCCCAGCGTCTGGTCTACGGCTACGCGACGGCCGAAGCGCCCGACCGCGCCGGCGAAATCTGCGATTACGCCAGCACCAAGCCGCAATATCAGGCCTGGTCGAAAAATTTCGCCAAGGCCACCGGCGGCAAGAGCCTCGGCAATGTCCGCGCCATGCACGGCGCGGTGGCCGCCGGCAAGATCGCCTCGATTCGCTTCAACGATGCGGAAAAGCGCATCGAGATCGCGGCGAAGATCATCGACGACGACGAATGGCGCAAGGTGGAGGAGGGGGTCTACACCGGCTTCTCCCAGGGCGGCGCCTATCTGAAACGCTGGCCCGACCCCGAAAACCCCGATCTTGTCCGCTACACGGCGAGACCCAGCGAAATCTCGCTGGTCGATCTGCCCTGCTTGCCCGAAGCCAGTTTTGAGTTGGTCAAGGCCGACGGGATCACGGAAACCCGCGCCTTCGCGCACAAACCCCCGTCGGCCGTGCGCGACTGGCTGCAGGGCAATATCGCCAACGGCGCGCCCGCCGCCGACCTGATCGGCGATTTCTTCGACGCGCTCGAACACGATCTCAACGCCGATCCGATCCACGAGGCGGGTCTTTCAAGCCTGCTGTCGCGCCTGAAGACCGAAGTCCTCGCCGTCCTCCAGCCCCGCGCGCAAAAATTCGCCGGCGTCGATCCCCGTGTCGAGAAGCTCGCCACGGAAGCCGACGCGCTGCGCAAGCTGACTGCGGAATTGCGGCCCCAGTTGGCGCGGATGACCGAGCGCATCGAGGCGCTGGAGCGCACCCCCGTCCCCCCGCCCATGCCGCCGGGCGCCGCCGCCGTGTCCAAATCGGCGGAAAGCGGCGTCGACGCCCTCGCCGCTGAGCTGGCGCGGCTGTCGCCGGAAAAGGCCTCGCTCGTGCTCATCAAGGCCGCCCAGTCCCAGCCGAAGCGCTTCGGCTGATCGTCAACCCCTTTGCAACAGAGAAAGCAAGCCATGACTGCAATTCAGAACGCGCTGGAACTGAAGGACGCCATCCGCAAGTCGCAGATGACCCCGCTGACCGACCCGCGCTTCGCCAGCCTGGAGAAATCCACCTTCGCGGAAGGCGCTTCGGCCACCTCCGGCCTCACCTATTACGATCTGGAAGCCGGCGCCAAGCTGCTGTTCCCGGTGCTGACGCCGCTGCGCAATTCGATCCCTCGCGTTTCCGGCAAGGGCGGCGTCCAGGCCGCCTGGCGCGCCATCACGGCCATCAATTCGGCCGGCTTGCGCATCGGCGTCTCCGGCGGCAACCGCGGCGGCGTCGCGGCCATGACCACCAAGGACTATGTCGCCAACTACAAGGGTCTGGGCATCGAAACCAGCGTGGATTTCGAGGCGCAATATTCCGGCCAGGGCTTTGACGATCTGCGCGCCCTCGCGGCCCAGACCGGTCTCGAAGCGTTGATGATTGGCGAAGAGGCGATGATCCTCGGCGGCAACGGCTCGCTCGCCCTGGGAACCACGGGCGCGCCCACCTTGGCCGCCTCGACCAGCGGCGGCTCCCTCGCCTCGGGAACCCTGTCGGTGATCTGCGTCGCGCTGACTCACGAAGGCCTGATCAACGCCTCGGTGAGCGCCGGCATCCAGGCCGCAATCACCCGCACCAACGCCGACGGCACCTCGGACACGTTCGGCGGCGGCGCGGCGCAGAAATCCGCCAACGCCACCGTCAGTGTCTCCGGCTCGACCGGATCGGTCAGCGCCTCCGTCGCCGTCAAGCCCGGCGCCGCCGGCTACGCCTGGTTCTGGGGCGTGGCGGGCTCCGAGGTTCTGGGCGCCGTCACCACCATCAATTCCGTGGTCATCACGGCCGCCGCGACGGGAACCCAGACGGCCGCCTCATTGCCTTCCGCCGACTGGTCGGTCAATGCGCTGGCTTTCGACGGCCTGCTCACCCAGGCCTTCGCCCCCGGCTCCGGTTCGCTGGTCGTCACCATGCCCAACGGAACCGCCGGAACCGGGGCGCCGCTGACCGCCGACGGCGCCGGCGGCATTGTCGAAATCGAGAATGTGCTCAAGACCAACTGGGACAATTACCGTCTGTCGCCGGATGAGGTCTGGGTCTCCTCGCAGGAGGCGATGAACATCTCGAAGAAGGTGCTGTCGGCCGGCTCCAATGCGGCGCAGCGCTTCCTGTTCGACGCGCGCAACGACGCCTTCGCCGGCGGCGTGATGGCCACCACCTACAAGAACAAATATTCGATGGCCGGCGCCAAGTCGCTGGACATCAAAATCCACCCCAACATGCCCGCGGGCACCATGCTGTTCCTCACGCGACAGCTGCCCTATCCGCTGGCCAATGTCGGCAACGTGATCCAGATGCGCACCCGCCAAGACTATTACCAGATCGAATGGCCGCTGCGCTCGCGCCGCTACGAGTATGGCGTCTATGCCGACGAAGTGTTGCAGCATTATTTCCCGCCGTCCATGTCGGTGATCACCAACATCGGCAACGGCTGATCATCCGCGCCGCCGCCGTCCCGGTTCGCCGGGGCGGCGCCCTTCGCCCCCGCCGCCGTTCATAGGATCTCCCCCAATGAAATTTCAGGCTCCTCCCGGGGTCGCCGCGCTCTCCTGCGCGGGCGAGAACATCGTTCCCGACGCCCAGGGCTTTTTTGAAGCGGATGAAGTCTTCGCCAGCGACCTCCTCGCCCACGGTTGCGTTCCCGCGCCGCGGCGCGCGGAGCCGCCTGCGCCGCCCGCCAAACCCAAGAACAAACGGAAAGCGGATTGACCATGGCGCGAGGCGATCTCGTCACACTGGGCGCGCTCAAGGCCCATCTCGGCGTGCAGTCCAGCGCCGACGACATCCTGTTGTCCAGCATGATCAGTCAGATCAGCCGGGCGATTTGCACCTGGCTCAATCGCGCCTTCATCTGGCCGCGCGACGTCGCCGACATGTTCGACGGCAACGGCCGCAATCGCATTCAGTTGCGCAACTGGCCGGTGATCGCGGTGACCTCCGTGACCGTCGACGGCCAGGCGATCCCGCCTTCGACCGACGGTCGCGGTTTCGGCTGGCTGCTGGAGCCTGGCGACGACGAGCCGCCCGGCGCCATGCAGATGCTCATGCTGCGCAACGGCGTGTTTCCGCGCGGCTGGCAGAATGTCGTCGTCGCCTATCGCGCGGGATACCAGATCAGCAACGAGGCGCGCGCCGTTCCCGGCGCCACGCCCCGGATCGCCGCCGCGCAGCCCTACGGTCCCTTTGCGGAGGATTGCGGCGTCGCCTACGCCAATGGCGTCGCGCTGACGCAAGTCGCCGCCAATCCGGCCGCGGGGCAATATGCCGTGAATGGGTTCGGAGATTACCTTTTTTCCGCCGACGACGCCGGCGCGCAGGTGGTGCTGACTTACGGCTATGTCCCGCACGACCTGGCCTCCTGCGCGCTGGAATGGGCCGCCGACCGCTATCGCTACCGCGATCGCATCGGCATGGCCTCGAAGAGCCTGGGCGGCCAGGAAACCGCCGCCTTCCGCATCACCGCCATGCCGGATTACGTGCAGCAGAGCCTGCGCAGCTTCGGCCGCATCATCTGCAACTGACATGCTGCAATTCAGCCCTGAAGGCGTCGCCGATCTCGCCGCGAGACTCGCCGCGCTGCCCGACGGCCTGCGCGCCGCCCTCGCGGAAAAGATCGACGCGCTGGCGCAGGACCTCCTCGCGCAGGTCGTCGACGTCAATCTGAGCGGCGCCGTGCTCAATGCGCGCAGCGGCGCCTTGCGCAATTCGATCCAGCTCCGCAACCAAGACCAGGGCGCGTCGCTCGGCGTCGCCGTCGTGGCCGACGGCGGCGCGCCCTATGCCGCCATCCAGGAGTATAGCGGCAAGACCGCCGCGCACGAAATCGTCCCGGACAAGGCGACGGTGCTGGCCTTCATCGCCGGCGGCAAGCAAGCCTTCGCCCGCCGCGTCCATCATCCCGGCTCGGAAATCCCCGAACGCTCCTATCTGCGCTCCGCGCTCGCGGAGAAAAGCGCCGATATCAAGCAGGCCCTCCGCCAAACTCTGGCCGAGGCCGCGCAACGCGCAAAGGACAATCCATGAACGCCCGAGAAGCCATCATGGAGGCGCTCTGCGCCCAACTGGCGCAGGCCCGGTTCGCCGCGCCGATCAACGATTGCGACACATGGGCGACGCTGTCGCGGCGCCTCAGATTGTGGAGCGACGTCGCGAGCGCCGACCAGCCCGCGCTGTTTGTCGCCGAACATGCGGAAAACGTCGCCTTCGCCTCGGAGAGCCTGCCCGGCAAGACCACGCTCAACGTCGATCTCTTCATCTACATTGCCGCCGGCCGCGACCCGGACGCGGTTCCCGCGCGCGATCTCAACATCGCGCTCGACGCGCTCAACGCCGCTCTGGCGCCGCCGGCCGGCGCCGACCGCCAGACCCTCGGCGGCCTCGTTTATCACTGCCGCATCGAGGGCCGCATCGTGAAGGACCCCGGCGATCTCGACGGCCAGGGCCTCGCGCTCGTGCCCGTGAAAATCCTCGCGCCCTGAGCGCATCCATCGCCCATTCACCAGGAGACATGATCCATGCCGAACACAACTTCCGTCGCTTTCGGTTCAGGGGTTCTCATCGCCACGCCGTCCGGCGCCAATGCGACGCCCGTTCAGTTCGGCGCGCTGCAGGACATCTCGCTCGACTTCAGCTTCTCGTCGAAACAGCTTTTCGGCCAGTACCAGTTTCCGATCGCCCTGGCGCGCGGCGAGGGCAAGATCACTGGCAAGGCCAAATTCGCCAATATCGACGGCCCGCTCTACAATTCGTGCTTCTTCGGCCAGTCGCTGGCGAGCGGACAAAAGCTGTGGGCCTATAACGAAGCCGGTTCGGTGGCCGCCTCCTCGCCTTACGCCTACGCGGTCGTCAACGCCTCCGCCTTCGACGCCGATCTCGGCGTGGTCTATGCGGCGAGCGGCCTTGCGCTGACGCGTGTCGCTTCCGCGCCCTCCGTCGGCCAGTACACGCTGTCGGCCGGCGTCTACACCTTCAATTCCGGCGACGCCGGCAAGGCCATTCTCGTCTCCTATTGCTACACCCAGACCGCCGCGGGCGGCGGCTCCCGCGCCGTGCTGAGCAACAAGCTGATGGGCGTCGCGCCGACCTTCCAGATCGACTTCTACCAGACCAACCCCACTGCCGCCGGCGCGCAATGGTCGCTGCGCCTCTACAATTGCGTTTCGAACAAACTCACGGTGTCCTCGAAGATCCAGGATTTCAATATCCCCGAACTGGACTTCGAAGCCTTCGCCAATGCGGCGAACAATATTGGCGAAATCAACACGGCGATCTGACATGCGAATGGACCCGAAAGTGGATTGCGCCAAGGCGCCGGTGGCGGCGCTGGGCGGCCGCGAATTCTTCGTCCCCGCGCTGTCGCTGCGCCAGGCGCGGACCGTCGTCCCCGGCCTGCTCAAGCTGCTGCCGCGCCTCAACGCCATCCAGAGCCGCATCGGCGCCGGCGACCCGCTCGGCGCCGCCCTGCTCGAACCCGACGATCTCGACCTGATGATCGACGTGGTCCACGCCGGCCTCACCCGCGCCTATCCGGATTTCACGCGCGACGATCTCCTCGATCTCGAAGCGGGATTTTCGGATCTGGCGGGCGCCCTCGCGATCATAGCCGGGCAGACCGGCCTGTTCGCGCCGAGCGAGGCGGTTTCGCCGGGGGAGTAGGCGAGGGCGCGCCGGACTTTGACCGGATCGTCGCCCATTATTGCCAGATGTCCGGTGAAGCCTGGACGGATGCGCTGGAAAACGAATTGACGTTTCAGCGCATCCTCGCCCGCCACGCCTATTGGCGCGACAACCCGCCGCCGGCGGCGCTCCTGGCCGCCATGGCGGCGGGCCAGGGCGTGTGGCGCCCGCGGAAACAACAGGAGCCGGATTCGATGAGCGCCCTGCGCGCCCTGTTTCCCTCCGGACGTTTTTAAAAAGATGGAAACAGCATGGCGGACAACGTATCGATTTCCTTCGGCGCCGACACGACCGGCTTCCTCGACGGCGTCGCGCGCGTTTCGGCGGCGCTGTCGAAAATCGACGAAGTCGCGCGCGCCTGCGGAGCCTCCCAACAGGATGTCGCGCGCGCCAATCTCGTCGCGATCAATGGCGAGATCGCCGCCGAGCAAATGGCGTTCACGCAAAAGCAGTCGCTCTACGGCCAGTTGACCCGGCTGAAACTCATGACCGGGGAGGAGCGCGTCGTCGCCGCCAAGGCGGCGCTCGACGCCGAATATGCGGCCGAATCCGCCCTGCTGCAGAAGGAGGCGCAGATCGAAGGCCTGCGTCCGTCCCAGCGCCAGGCGGTGCTGGGACGGATGACGCTGCTGGACCAGAAATACGCCGCGGACAGCCAGCGCCTCATGCTGCAGTCGGTCGAGCAAATGGTCGCGCCGATGAACCACATGGTCGACGCCATGTCCGCGTCGTTCTCGTCGTCCCTCACCGGTATGATCATGGGCACGAAGAATCTCCAGCAGGCCATGCGTTCGCTGACGCAGGCGGTGGTCTCGCAATTCGTCCGGATGGGCGTGGAGGTCGTGGCCGACTGGGCCAAGAAACAGTTGGCGATGGCGGCGCTGTCGCTGGCCGGCGAAGGCCAGAAAACCGCCGCCGCCTCGGCGGGCGCCGCGACCCGCACCGGCATTTCGGCTGGCGAAGCCGCCGCCGGCGAGGCGACCGTTTTCGCGTCCATCTTGCGCAACATCACGGCCTCGGCGTCGGAAACTTTCGCCGGCGTGTTTGGCTTCCTCGCGCCGGTGATGGGCCCCGCCGCCGCGGCGCCGGCGGCGGCCGCGCAGGGGGCGGTTCTGTCGGTCGCCGCCTTTGACATTGGCGCCTGGTCGATTCCGCAGGACCAACTCGCGATGGTGCATCAGAACGAACTGATCATGCCCGCCGCCGAAGCCGGGGCCTTCCGCTCCATGCTCAATTCACAGGCCAATGGCGGATCGCAAGCGCAGAGCGCGGGCGACACCCATGTCCATCTCAACGTCTCCGCCATGGACGCCGCCTCGGTGAAAAGCTGGCTCGGCGCCAATTCGCGGCAAATTATGAAGGCGATGAGCCAGGCGGTCAGCAATGGCGACCACCTCGGCCTGCGTCGCCTGGCGCGGTGAGACCATGGCCCAATTGTTCGGCGTTTGCCTGCTGCCTGCGACTGGCGAGTTCACTTACGATCCGCTGCCGGCCCAAGGCGGAAAGTCGACGGACTCAACCGTCGCGCCCATCAACGCTTATCTGGCGCCCGGCGGCGCGAAGGCCGACTATTCCTTTGCGCTCGACCAGCTTCAGGCTGCGCATCCGGAGTGCCGGACGGTCGCCCTGGTCTGCGCCTGGTTCGGCGATTCCACCGACGCCGCGGCGTGCAGAATCTATCCGTCCACTAATTTCATCGGCGGCGGCTTCAAAACTTACGCCGATGGCGCGTGGAGCGGCGCCGACTGGCAGGTCTCCGGGCTCACGCAAAAATCATCCGGCCTGATCCCGATCTCCACCAGCAACGGTTCGGCCGCCTATGGCGGCACGCCGTCCGACCAGAGCATTGTGCGCTGCATCCGCGACCTGCGCGCGAGAGGCCTGCGGGTGATCTTCTATCCGTTTATCCTGATGGACGCCCCCGGCAAGCCCTGGCGCGGTCGGATCGGTTTGAGCGCCGACCTCAGCGCCGCCACGACGCAGGCCGTCGCCACGTTCCTCGGCGCCGCGAGCCCGTCGCAGTTCACGCCGGACTCCGACAATCGCACCGTCGCCTATTCCGGCGCGCTCACCGACTTCACCTATCGTCGATTCATCCTGCATTACGCCAACCTTTGCGCGGTCGCCGGCGGCGTCGATCTGTTCCTGATCGGCTCGGAATTGCGCGGCCTCGAAATTCTGCGCGGACCGAACTGGACGCGGGCCGGAACGATCGACGCCAACGGATGCGCGCAATGGGACTATCCCTTCGTCGCCGGCCTCACGCAACTCGCGGCCGACGTGCGCGCCACCTTTGACGCGGCGGGCTTCACGCGCGATCTGACCCGCTACAAAAACCTGATCGCCTATTCGCCGGACTGGTCGACCTGGAACGGCTGGCAGCACCCGGACGCCCAAGGGCAATGGCCGCATCTCGATCAGCTGTTCGCCTCGCCGAACATCGACCTGGTCGCGTTCGACAATTACCTCCCGCTGTCCGACTGGACGCTCGGAGACGGCGGTCTCGACTGCCATAACTGGAACGCGCAGCGCCCGCAAAGCTGGCCGCCCACGCCCGAAACGATGAACGGCCTCGGCCTGTCCGGCGAACCCTCGCTGCACAATGCGGATTATCTCAAGGCCAATATCGAAGGCGGCGAGGGGTTCAACTGGTACTACGCCAACAGTTTTAGTGGCGGCGTCGGCCTCGACCCGCTGGGAACCGACCAGCGCTGCACCTTGCCGCTCGGCGATCGGGCCTCCCAGACGCGCCGCCCCTTCGCCGCGAACCAGCAATTGCTGATGCGCAAGGGCCTGCGCTGGTGGTGGAACAACGCGCATCGGGCGATCTACGACACCGGCGACGGCGCCGGCTGGATTCCCCGCGGCCCCGCCACCGCCTGGACGCCGCGCTCCAAGTCCATCGCGTTCGTCGAATATGGCTTCGCCACGGTCGACCGCTGCACCAACCAGCCCAACGTGTTCTACGATCCCAAATCCAGCGAGAGCGCCACGCCGTTCTGGTCGCTGTGGACAGGATCGCTTGGCGCGGGCTGGACGCCGCGGCGCGACGACACGCTGGCCGATCTCGCCCTGCAAGCGGTCCACGATTACTGGCTCGCCAACAATGCGACGTCGGCCTCGGGCGTTCCCATGATTTACACGCCGTTCTGCTGCGCCTGGAATTGGGACGCCCGCCCGTTTCCGGTGTTCCCGCTCGCCTCCGATGTCTGGGGCGACGGCGGCGCCTGGGCGAATGGGAACTGGATCGGCGGCAAGGGGCCCACGGTTGCGCCAGCCGCGCCGGATCCGCCGCCGCCTTCGGGCGATCTCGCCGCGTTTCCGACGCTGGCTGGTCAGGGCTGGAGCGTCAAGTATCAGCCGCGTTTCCTCACAAGCGTGCAGACGCGCGTGTCGGGACGCGAGCTGCGCGCGGCGCGGCGCCTGAATCCTTCGCGCGATATCGAGATCAGTTTCGATGTCCTGCGCGGCGCCGCCGCCCTTGCCGAACTCGAGCAGGTCGTCGCCTTCATCTCCGCCCATGCCGGACAGGCGCAGCCGTTCCTGTTCGCGCCGCCCGACCATCTGGGCGACGTTCGGGGCGCGATCCTCGGTCAAGGCGACGGGTCGACGCGACGCTTCCCTCTGACGCGGCGGATCGGCGGTTTCAGCGAAACCGCCCCGGCGTTTCTCGGCGTGCCGACCATCCGCCTCGACGGGGTGGCGGCGCCGGCCGGCTACACTTTGTCGATCCTGCCGGCGACCGTGACTTTCGCCACGGCGCCGGCGCCCGGCGTGATGGTGACAGCGGATTTCACCGCCGCCGATCTCGTTCGCTTCGCCGACGACAGCCTCGACCTCGAACAGTTCATGACGGACTTTTGGACGCTCAGACGCGTCAGACTGGAAACGGTGCGCACGTGACACTTCCCATATTTCCGACGCTGCCCGGCCAGGGTTGGGGCGTCAAGAAAACGCCGACCTTCTCGACGCGGGTCTCCACCCACGCCTCGGGACGCGAAGTGCGCGTCCCGCTCTACGCCCACGCGCTCTACCAATTCGAACTCTCATTCGACGCGCTGGATTCCTCCGGCGCCAACGCGGCGCTCCAGTCCCAATCGTTGCAAACCCTGATGGGGTTCTGGATGTCGTGCGGCGGGCAGCTCAACACGTTTCTCTACGTCGATCCGACCGACAACGCCGTGACCGCGCAGACCATCGCGACCGGCGACGGCGCCACCACCACGTTCACGCTGGGCCGCGCCATCGGCGGCTATTACGAGCCTGTGAGTTACGTCACCGCCATATCCAACGTTTCCGTCAGCGGCGTTGCGACGACGGCCTACACGTTGACGGCGCCCAACACGATAACCTTCGCCATGGCGCCGCCCGGCGGCGCCGCGATCTCCGCCACCTTCACCTACGCTTACCAATGCCGCTTCCTCGACGATGTGGCCGAGTTCGAAAATTTCCTGTCCGGTCTCTGGAAGATCGGCGGGCTCAAATTCCGTCAGGTGCGCTGAATGAAATCCGCCCCCGCCGCGCTCATCTCCACCCTGAACGCCCTGCGTCCTACCTCCGACGCGCCGCTGCTCACCGCCGAATGCTTCACGCTCTGGCTCGCGACCGGAACGATCCTCACCTACACCGATCTTGATGCGCCCGTCTCGCTCAACGGCTTCACCTATCTCGCCAATTCGGTGCTGATCTCCGGGCTGAAATACCGCGCGAGCTGCGGCGTCAATGTCGACAGCCAGCAGGTCACGCTGTTCGCCCGCGCCACCGACACGATCGGCGGCGTTCCCTTTCTCCAGGCGATGCAGCAGGGTCTGCTCGACGGCGCCGAGATCCAGCGTGAAAAAGTCTTCTTCAGCGACTGGAACACGGCGATCGGTTCGGTGATCCTGTTCAAAGGACGCGTCGCGCAGATCGACTGGATCGGCCGTTCCAGCGCGCAGCTCACCGTCGCATCGGACCTGGTTCTGCTCGACGTCGATATGCCGCGCAACGTCTATCAAGCGGACTGTCAGCATGTGCTGTTCGACGCGCAATGCGGGCTGGCGTCGGGAACCTATTCGAGCGTCGGCGCCGTTGAGTCCGGCTCCACCGCGAACGCCATCGTCTGGAGCGCCGCGACGGCGGCGCATCAGCAGGGAACGATCGCTTTCACCTCCGGCGCCAACACCGGCGCGAACATGACGATCAAGACGGCGCGCGATGGACTGCTGGTCCTGTCCTATCCCTTGCCCTATCCGCCGGCGGCCGGCGACAGTTTCGTCGCCACCTATGGCTGCGACCGCACCATGGCCACCTGCCAGGCGCGTTTCAATAATCTCAGCCGGTTCCGTGGTTTCCCCTTCGTCCCCCCGCCGCAAATCATGACCGGTCCGCTCTCGTCCGTCACCACCCGCGGCGGCAAGGGCGGCAAGTAGGAGCCAGCACATGACGGAAAGCGAGCAACGCCAGGCGGTCGTCGCCGAAGCGCGCAAATGGATGCTTACGCCCTATCGCCATGGCGCCGACCTGCGCGGCGTCGGCGTGGATTGCGGCATGTTGATCGTGCGCGTCTTCGTCGATCTCGGCCTCACGCCGCCGTTCGACCCGCGTCCCTATGATCCAGACTGGATGATTCATCGCGACGATGAAAAATATCTGAGTTTCTTCAGCGAGCGCTGCGCGCGGGTCCAACGTCCCGGTCCCGGCGACATCGCTCTTTTCCGCTATGGACGCAGCTACTCCCATGGAGGCGTCGTCACGCAAACCGATCCGATGGCGATCATTCACGCCTTTCATGACGCGGGATGCGTGATCGAGGAGCGATTGACGCAAAATCCTGCGCTCACCGACCCCAGGCGCAAGCTCGTCTATTTTTCGATCTGGCCCACAACGAACTGAGGGCGCGACATGGGTTTTCTCGGCGCTGGGAACGTCAACACCCAGATCACCAAATATTCCGGTCTGCAGGTTCAGACCACCTCAAGCTGCGTGCCGGTTCCGATCGTCTACGGCTGCAACGTGCTCGCGCCGAACTGCTTCTGGTACGAGAATTTCAAGGCCATTCAGCAACATGCTTCCGGCAAGGGCGGCAAGGGCGGCGGGGCGACGGGCTACAACTATTCGTGTGCCATCATGATGGGCGTTTGCGAGGGCCCAATCGTAGGCATTGGCAAGGTGTGGCAAACCTCGAACGCCACGACGACGCTTATCGACCTCGGACTCAGTCTGTTCTCCGGCGCCGCTTCGCAAGACATCTGGTCTTATCTCGCCTCCGCATTCCCGAGCCAGGCGCTGGCCTATCCAGGCGTCGCCTATGTCGCCAGCTCCAATTACAATCTCGGCTCCTCCGCCAGCGTGGGCGACAGTAATTTCGAGGTCCGGGGCGTTCTCTATGGCACCGGCGTCAACGGCGTCGACGCCGACCCTGCTCTGGTCATCTCCGATTTTCTGACCAACCCGCAATTTGGCGTCGGCTTTCCCGCCGCTTCGATCGACGCGACCGCGCTCTACGCCAATTCCGGCGACAGTTCCTATCAAACTTATTGCTGGACCAACGGCCTCGCGATCAGTCCCGTGCTCAACATGCAGGAGAGCGCGTCATCCATCCTGACGCGCTGGCTGCAAATCACCAATTCCACGGCGGTCTGGTCTGGCGGTCTGCTGAAAATCATTCCCTATGGCGACGGCGTCGTCACCGGTGGTTCGGCGGATGCGCAGAAGACCTGGACGCCGAATCTCGTTCCCGTCTACGATCTGACCGACGAGGATTTCCTCGACACGCCGGGCGAGGATCCGATCAAGATCACGCGCTCCGATCCCTACGCGGCGTACAATCAGCAGGCGATCGAGATCCAGTCGCGGTCGGACTCTTACAACACCGGTCCCATCGTCGTCTTCGACCAGGGCGCCATCAATCGTTTCGGCCGTCGCACCGGCTCGACCATCGCGGCGCATGAAATCTGCGATCCGCTCGCGGCGCAAACCGCCGCGCAATTGATCCTGCAGCGCGGCCTCTACGTTCGCAACACCTACACTTTCAAGCTCTCCATGGAGTTTTGTCTGCTCGATCCGATGGATCTGGTGACGCTCACTGACCCCGCGCTTGGCCTCAACAAGACGGTGGTTCGCATCACCGACATTGAAGAAGATTCCGAGGGCGCCCTGACGATCACCGCGGAAGAATTTCCGCAGGGCGTCGCGACGGCGACGCAATATCCGACGCAGCCGAAAAGCAATGGCGCGCCGGACGCCAATGTCGCGGCGCAACCGGTCAACCCGCCCCTGATCATCGAACCGCCGCCCAGCATCACCGGCAATGTCGCGCAGATCTGGGTCGGCGCCAGCGGCCAGAACGGCGACCCGAACTGGGGCGGCTGCATCGTCTGGGCCTCGCTCGATGGCGCGTCCTATTCCCAGATCGCGCGTGTGTCGGCGCCCGCCAAACAGGGCGTGCTGCTGTCATCCTTGCCGGCCTATTCCGGAGGCAATCCGGATGCGGTGAATCCTCTCGACGTGGACATGACGCAAAGCGGCGGCGCGCTCGCATCCGTGTCGGCGACGGCTGCGGCGGCTGGCGTCACCCTGTGCTACGTCGACGGCGAATATCTCGCCTACGCCAACGCGACCCTTTCCGCCGCTGATCAATACAGGCTGACGGGATTGCAGCGCGGCTTCGGCGGCTCTTCGTCGCCGCACGCGGCCGGGAGCGCCTTCTGCCAACTCGATTCCGCGATCCTTCAATACGACGTCTCTCCGTCCCAGATCGGCCGAACGCTGTATCTGAAGTTCCAAAGCTTCAATATCTTCGGCGGCGGCCTGCAGGACCTTTCGACGTGCGTCGCCTACAGTCATAAAATCCAGGGGCTTGGCGTCATCGGCCCGGTCACGGCGACGCTCTCTGTTGGCGTTCCCATGGATTTCGGCTTCGCCAGCCTGCTGGTCTCCGAGGCTGATGATTTCGGCGACGTCTCGGGTCCCGTCACAGCGGCCATCGATCTCGGCCTGCTTCCGGTTTGAAGGCCGGATTGTTCTCACCGCATTCAAGGATGACGCATGTCCGTTCAACTGAAACACCGCCGCGACACGGCGGCGAATGTCGCGACCTTTACCGGCGCCCAAGGCGAATTGATCGTCGATCTCACGAACAATCGCGTCACCGTTCACGACGGGTTCACGCCCGGCGGCTGGGCGGCGGCGAAAATGTCCGAGGTCGCCACCATGACGCGCACGCCGGTGTCGGACGCGAATTACACGGCGCTGGCGACAGACCGAACCATCGCCTATACGGCGATCACCGCGGCGCGCACGGTGTCTCTCCCGGCGGTCTCCGCCTTTCCCACGGGCGCGTCGCTGTGCGTTCTGGATGAGAGCGGCGCAGCGACGGCGTCGAAAACGATTACGCTCAACGCCAACGGTTATGATCTGATCAACGGCGGCGGCGCCGCCGCCATTTCCTCCGCTTATGGCTATATCGTCCTGCAGGGCAATGGCGCCGCCAGCCCGAATGGACGATGGACCATCGTCGATCAGGCCGCATCTAGCCTGGCGAATGTCGGGGTTGGCGTGGCGGCCGATCCCAACAATGTTGTCTCCGCCTATGGGTCGTCGGCGCTGTTTAACGGCGCCAGCTTCAATGTCGTGGTCAATAAGTCCGCCGCCGCCAACACCGCGTCGTTTTTGTTCCAAAACGGGTTTTCGGGGCGCGCGCAAGTTGGCCTGGCTGGGGACGACAATCTTCATTTCAAGGTGTCGTCGAACGGATCGACCTGGACCGAAGCTTTGGTGATCAACGCGGCGTCGGGGCAGGCGAGCTTTCCCCAAGGCGTCGCGGCCGGCGACGCCGCCGCCTTTCGCAACCGGCTCCGCAACGCCGCTTTCGCCATCAATCAGCGTAATGTGTCCGGAACCGTCACCCTGGCGGCGGGCGCCTATGGCCATGATGGCGTGCGCGCGGGCGCGTCGGGCGCGACCTATACTTTTGCGACCAGCGGGATCGAGGCGACGCTGACGGTCACCGCCGGTTCGGTGATCCTGCCGGTGGAAGGCGCGATGATCGAAGGCGGCGCCTATATGCTCTCGCAAGCGGGAACCGCCCCGGCGCGCGTCTGGCAAGGGAGCGGTTATTCGGGAACGGGCGGCTATGCGGCCGCGCCCTTAGCCGTCTCCGGACTGAGCGCGGCGACGCAGACCAATATCGAGTTTTCGACTGGAACGATCTTGCGACCGCAATTCGAACCGGGGTCGGTCGCCACGCGCTTCGAGCGCCGCCCTTACAGCGTCGAACTGGCCCTGTGCCAGCGCTACTACCAGATCATGAAGGGCGAATTGTGGGGATATGGCTCCGCCGGATCGTCTCCGGCCGCTTATTTCAATTTCCCGGTCACGATGAGAGCGGCGCCAACAGCGACGATCGCGGGCTCCTCGGCCAGCAATATGACAGCCTACGCCGTCGATACTGTCTCACAGAGCGGCTACCGCGTTTCCGCCGCGATCTCCGCGACAGGAGCGGGATCCGTCACCGGCTCCAGCATCACGTTCAGCGCCGAGCTTTCATGACGCCCGGGGCGCGCCGACGTGCAAATTTCAAGGAAGGTCTTATGTTGAAACGCTTACTTTTCGGCGCGGCGATGATGATCGTTTGCGGAGCCGCCGGCGCGTCGCAATTTAGCGATCCCGACGGTTCCGTGGTGGAGGGACACGCCATCGAAGACGCCGGCGGCAATCGCATCACGCCGCTGCAAGCCGGCGGCTCCGTGAACGTGACGTCGCTGCCTTCGCTCTCATCAGGGGCCAACAATATCGGCGTCGTGACGCCGCTCGACGGCGCTACGGGAGCCGGGACCGCCTCTGCTGTGGGCGTGTTCTCCAACATGCCGGTCTCGACGGCCGGCTATAATTCACTCTATGTCCAGATCACAGGAGTCGGCGTCGGGACGGTCGCGTTCGAGCAGTCGATTGACGGCGTGACATGGTCCGCCGCCTGGGCGGTGCCGGTCTCCTCCATAACCGCCGCCCCGCTCTCATCGTCGTCGGCTCTCGCGGTCGGCGCCATATACTCCATCTCCGCGACGGGGCAATTCAGGATGCGGCTCTCGTCCTATACGTCGGGCGCGTTCTCGGTGGCCTGGGTTTTGAAAAACACGCCGCGCGATGGCGGCCTGGCCGTGCTGCTGCCAACCACCAGCAGCCAGTCGGTTGTCACACGGCCTGGCACGTCGGGGGGCGCCACGCTGGCGCGCCTTCAATCGACGGCTTCGACGAACGCGACCGCGATCAAGGCTTCGGCGGGCCAACTGTATCATTGCCCGCTTTACAACAACGGAGCGGCCGCCGCCTACGTCAAATTCTACAACAAGGCGTCCGCACCCAGTGTGGGCACCGATGTCCCTGTCGCGGTGATCGGCTTGCCGCCCTCCGGTGGCCGCGAAATATCCTTTGCGGATATCGGAGCCGTTTTCAATACGGGAATCTCCTACGCCATCACTGGCGGTCCGGCGGATTCCGACGCGACGGCCGTCGCCGCCAATCAAGTGGTGGGCGCTTGCGCCTATAACTGATTTCGGGACGCGGCCATGTCGCCCGGCGTTCGCGCCGGACGTGATCCCGCTTTGAGCGTCCCCGCGCCGGCGTTGTCGCAAATGCGCGTCGGCTCGCTCCCCTGAACCGCGCGGTCGCAATGCTCGGCGGCGCTTTTTTCAAGACATGCCGCGTCGCTCGCCGGCGGCTCGGGCGCTTTCGCGCCAAACGCATTGCGGAGATTTTCATGGACTGGAAAAACCCCGACGGGTCTCTCACCCGGGGCGTCGTGATTGAAGATGGCGCGGGCAACAAGGTCGCCAGTTTCGGTGGAGGCGGCGGGGGCGGCGGCGGATCGGTGTCGGTCTCGAATTTTCCGGCGACACAAGCGGTCAGCTGGTCGGGACAGAGCGTGTCGATCAGCGGAACCTTGCCTGCGTTCGCGACGACTCCGGCCTTCACGTTGGGCGCCGCCCTCCCGGCGGGCGCCAACCTGATCGGGGCGGTCAATCTCGATATTGGCGGCGCGTCGGTTAGTCTGAACAATCCCGTTCCAACCACGGAAAGCTATTCCAGCATTGCGACGGGCCAGGTCAGCGTGACCGCCTCCGCCACGCAAGTGGTCGCGGCCCGAGCCGGACGCAAGGAGCTCACCATCGTTAACCACGCGACAACCTCCGTCTACATCGGCGGTTCCGGCGTCACGGCCGCGACCGGCCTTCTCCTGGCCGGCGTCCAGGGGCAGGGGATCACCGTCACGGGCGGCGCCGCCATTTACGCCATCGCGGCTTCAGGTTCGGAGACGGTCTCTTTCCTCGAGGTTTACTGATGCGTTTCATGCGATTGCATTTCGCGGCCTTGCTGCTGGCGTCGGCGCCTCTGGCCGAAGCAGGGCAATGGGGCGCATGGCCGCAGTTCGCCGCCCAGCGGCTTTACAACGCAAGCGGCGCCCCGATGCTTGGCGGCGGCGGGCATCTCATCGGCCCGGGAAAGTCTTATTTCCAGCCCGCCTTGGTGAACAATTATGCGGTCGCCCTTGGCGACTCGCGCACCGCCAATTCAGCGGCGTTCCCTCCCTGGTCCGGCAGCACCTTCACGGTTTCCACCGACTTTTCCAACGGCTATGCCGGATGGCTTTTCCCTTTGTCAGGCAACAGGTTCCTGGCGCAAACCGGATGGAATTACGGCGTCGGCGCGCAAACCACGGCCGGCATAGCGGGCCGGCTTTTTTCGACGACGCAAAACTGCAACGACGCTTCGACCATCGGCTACGTTTGTTTCAACGGCGCCAGCGCCACGACCAGCGTGGCGGTCGCGCCCAATCCCGGATCTTCGCTGACAATCGCTCTGACAGGTCTGAGCGGGGTTCCCGCCGCCGGCGACTATATCTCCATCGCCAACACCACCAATTTCGGGTGCCAGATCGCGTCCTTCGACAGCGCCGCGCCGAGCGTCACCATCCCCGCCAATTGCATCATCGCGTCAGCGGCCTCGGGCGTCGCGGCAGCCTTCGCCCATCCCTCCACCGCTTCCGCCTTCGCGACTTACGCTCCATTCAACGCAACCAGCTCCGCCGGGGCCTCGATCACCGATCTCGACACAAACAAGGTCAATGGCGGCGCCTATTACGGCGGGGCCTATTCCATCGTCAACGATCCCGCGCAAGTGGTCTTCCTGCTCGCCGGCACGAACGACGGCAATCGCGGCGCGATCGCCGGCATCGCCGATTTCCAGGCCATCTTCAATGCCTTTGGTCCGACGGCGGCCAACAAGATCGTCGTGGTCGGAGACGAAGCGCCGCGCGGCCTGGCGGAGGGATATTCGCGCGCCAATGCCAATACACTCGGCGCGCCGGAAGTCTGGACCATTCCGAGCGTTGCGCCCTACGCCGTGACGGTCGTCAACGCCGCCGCCTACTGGGACACGCAGCAGGTGTTCTTCGCGCCATGCGGATCGACCACGACGGGCGCGCCGGCCAATTCCTATTCGTGCGGGACGACGGCGAGCGGCGTCACCTTCAGCGCCGGCGCGAACGACGGCGCCGCCCTGAGCGCGACGTCCTCCGCGCCCGCGCAGGGGCAATATGCGGTCAGCAACGGCGTCTATACGTTCAACAGCGCCGACGCCGGCAAGAAAATCGCGATCTATTATCGCTGGAAGTCGAACAACAATCCCGCAGGCTCCACCTATCTCACGACCATCCACGACTGGTTGAATTCGACCTCTTGCGGGTCGTGGACCGATCCGATTTCGGGCGCGAATTATCCTGGCGTTTCCGGCGCGAAATGTCCGGGGCTCTACCCATGGGTTCACGTCGCCGCAAGCTGGGACGCCCAGCTTGACACGGCTGCGGCGTCCGGTGGCGGCAATTATTTCAACCTGCCTTATACGTCCGTGGACGGCCTCCACCCTTCGCCTTACGGCGGCGCCCTTATCGCCAATGCGATGCTGCAAGCCGCGAGCCAGACTTCCGCTCTGCCGATGAGTACGCCTTTCACGCCGGCGACGGCGCAGAATTACTTCTTCTACGCGACCAGCACCACGTCGACGGCGGCGCAGACGTCGACATGCGGCGCGACGACCAAGAACTATTATCTGTCGTCCGTCTTTGTCGGCGGCGCGGCCCTGACATCGCTTCCGCTCGCGAAGGCGCAATCGATCTTCAAAACCGGCTCAAGGCTCTATTTCGCCAATTCCACGCAAGCCGCGTTGAATGGCGTGACAGTCGCCTGTGTCGATGTCGTCAACGGCCTGATCCAGTTGTCCTCTCCCTCGACCGTGATCATGACCGGCTCGACGTCCAACTGGGCCTTCGTTCAGAATGACAACGCCGCTCCAGCCTCTCTCCTCGGCGACAGCATCAAGGGCGGCGACATTTACGCGCTGCAGACCAATACGACGTCTTCGATCGCCAATACGGCCGCGCCCTCCGGTCCTGGCATTGGCGCGACGGTGGTCAAGGGCGTTCCCTATGGCTGGTCTTTATCCGTCGATTCCGGGACGAGTTCGGCCTTGTCGCAGGGTGTCATGGGCTTGTCCTACGGGGTCGAACAGAACCCCTTCGGAGACGGCGACGACGACTTCGTTCTGCAATTGCAGGGCTATGCCGGAACGGGTTCGCAGGTCACGCTGTCGCAGTTCATTCAGCCGCCGATCGCTTCGGCCTTTACGGCCGGTCAGTCCCATCGCGCGATTTGCCGTGTGAAGGTCTCGGCGGGACCGAACGGACATCTCTATGGCGTCGAAAGCGTCGCGATCAGATATTACGATCAAACGACCGGCGCGTTCTCGCCTCCCGGCCTGGCGTCCGGTTCGGCCACGCTTTGGGCCGCGCGAACCGGCGGCAGTTCGGTCGAATTCAGCGACGCCAGCATCGCCAGCGGCGCGCCCGGCGTGAGCGCCACCAGCCTCGGCAATGTCCTGATCCTGGATGAGCTGACGCCGGCGGCCAGCGTCGAAGCCTCGGGGCCGTTCACATCGCAGCTTGCTTTTTACGTCACCTATGCCGCGGGCGATCCGGTGTCCGCGACCATCCGTTTGCAATCTTGCCGGGCCATGCAGGTGTCACAATGACGATTATCTACAATCTCCGCGCTTCGACCAATGTCTCGTTCAGATGGACCCGGGATCTTTCGAAGTTCCTGAGCCTCTATAACATTTCCGCGTCGACCCTTCGCATGCAGGCGCGAGCGACGGCAGCCTCGGCCGATCCGCCGGTTTACGAGTGGTGTTCCAGCAATACCCGTGGCGGCCTTGTTTCCTTCGACGCTGCGACGGGTCTGTGCGTTTTCTCCGCGCCGGAAACGGACATGGCTCAGATGCCCGCGCATCTCGTCTACGATTGCAGAATGGAATTGCCCAACGGGGCGGTCGTTCCCTTGTTCGCCGGCCAGATCACGTTTTCGCAGAGCGTCACGCGAACTTCGTCGCTCTCCGGAGCCAGTGGAAATCTGGCCCTGTCGGACACTGTCGGCGTCGCGGGCGAGGGCGTCGGCGCGCTGACGCCCTTGCCATTATCGCTCTCCTCGGTCCTGGCGATCGCGCAGGGCGCGGCGTCCGCCGCGCAGACGGCCGCCGCCAAGGCGTCATCGGCGGCCGCAGGATCCAACGGTCTCATATCAGCTCTCATTTACGGTTGACCGCCATGAAGCAGGTTCTCATCCCCGCGGCCTTCAATCCCTCGGCGGGGACGGTCGATTTTTCGAACGTCCCCGGTTTTGTCCCGACGCGCTTGCTGGCCATCGTCAATTCTTCGGCCCGCGCCGTCCTTTATGATCCGACCTCCGCAGGCCTGGGCATCGCGTCCATCACAGGTTCAGCCATCAAACTTCAGGCGGATGTTTCCGCTCATGGCGCAAGCGATCGCGTCATCGCTTTCTACGATGACGGACAGACGATGGCGACCGCAGCGCGGCAGCCCGCGCTCCACGCCGATGGCGGCTCTCTCGCGCATGTCGCCAATTTTCCGGCCACCCAAACCGTGTCGGGTTCGGTGACGGCGAATGACGGGGGCGCCCCGATCACGGGGGCGAGCCTGCCCACGGGCGGTTCGGGCGTGACCGGTTGGCTTTCGGCTATCTGGTCGAAGCTCTCGGGCACGCTGTCGGTGTCCTGGTCTGGGCAAAGCGTGGCGTCTACGCAATCCGGCGCGTGGTCGGTTGCGGTCAGCAATCTTCCGGCGACGCAGGCGATCAGCGCGAGTTCCTTGCCGCTGCCGATTGGCGCGGCGACGGCGGCCAACCAGCCCGCGCTTCATGCCGATGGCGGTTCTCTCGCGCATGTCGCCAATTTTCCGGCCACCCAAACCGTGTCGGGTTCGGTGACGGCGAATGACGGGGGCGCCCCGATCACGGGGGCGAGCCTGCCCACGGGCGGTTCGGGCGTGACCGGTTGGCTTTCGGCCATCTGGTCAAAGCTTTCGGGCACGCTGTCGGTGTCCTGGTCTGGGCAAAGCGTGGCGTCTACGCAATCCGGCGCGTGGTCGGTTGCGGTCAGCAATCTTCCGGCGACGCAGGCGATCAGCGCGAGTTCCTTGCCGCTGCCGATTGGCGCGGCGACGGCGGCCAACCAGCCCGCGCTTCATGCCGATGGCGGCTCTCTCGCGCATGTCGCCAATTTTCCGGCCACCCAGGCGGTGTACTGGTCGGGACAAACCGTGGGCGTGTCGAGCCTCCCGAGTCTGCCTGCGGGCTCCAACACGATCGGTTCGGTCAATGTCGCGAACTTTCCCGCCTTGCAGTCGGTGTCCGACGTTCAGAACGCTCCATTTTCCGGCGCTGTCGCAATGACGGTCGGAACGGCTTACGCGGCGCAGCGCTCGCTCGGCATTCTCTGCGCCGCGTCTGGCAATGTGCAGATGCTCTTGTCCGATGGCTCTGGCCTCACCTTGCCCGTCACGCCGGGTTGGCAGACATTTCCCTTCGCGGTGATTCAGGTCGTCGCGGCGGGGACCACCGCTACGGCAAGCTACTTCAACTTGAAATGAGGGTCGTCATGCTGCGTTCCAGGCTCCGCTCCTCCATAGCTTCTGTCGCCTTGCTGGCGTCTTGTCCTGCGGCCTTCGCCGTTCCAACCGGTCAGTCCGCGCCGCTCAGCGACGGCTCCGCGTTGACGATCACCGGCTCCGGGTCGAACGTGCCACGCACGGCGGCTGCGCGCGCCGTCGACCAGATCAATGCGTTGGACTTCTCAACATTCCAGGCGGCCGTATCGCGGGCGATCGCTGTCGGAAAAACACTTCGCCTGCCCGCGGGCGCCTATTCCTATACGGGCGGTTCTCTGCAAATCACTGTTCCGGTCGTGTTCGAAGCCGGCGCTCTCTTGTCGTGCAACGGCGGCAACGTCAGTTTCACGAATACGGTCTCGGCTTCGCGCAATCAAATCTTTGCGTCCGGCTGCACGCCCGACTTTTCGAACGACAAAAAGCAATCTTATGTGTTCCCGGAATGGTGGGGCGCCGTGGGCGATTCGGCTTGCACGGCCGGCTCCGGCGCGGACAGCACTGCGGGATTGGCCAATGCGATCGCTTCCGGCGCGGCGCAAATCTCCTTGGCCGGCAACGCGAATTATCGCTTCACCAGCCTCTCGACGACGCGTTCCCACCTCTCCCTGATCGGAGCGGATCGCGGTTCAACCTTGATGTGCCAGGACGATGCGACCGGCCTGCTCGACGGACTCGCTCTGACCGGCGCAGGGGGGCAGAACATCATCAAGGACATCAACTTCAGCCGTATCCAGAATGGCGTCGGCTCGGTCGCCGCGGCCTCCGTTATTGCGGGCGGTTCCGGCTATGCGGTGGGTGACGCCATCACGCTGGCGGGCGGCGTCTCGACCACAGTGGCGGTTCTGACCGTGACGAGCGTTTCCAGTGGCGCGGTGACGGGGGTTTCCGTTCAGACGGCGGGCGCCTATACCCAGCCCGCCCTGCCGACGGCGACCATGACGATTACGCCCGCCGTCGCGCAGGCGTCGACGTCCGGCGGCGGAACGGGCGCGACCTTCAAATTGCGCTGGCAGGGTCCGGCCGATCTGCGCATTCAGGATGATTATTTCGTTACGGTCGAGCACAATACTTTCGCGGGTTCGGGCTCGTGGGATCATATCAGGATCGAGGGGAAAAACACGAATCCAAATCAGATTTACCTGGAGCGAAGCCAGATATTCGGAGCCAATCACGACAATGTATTGATCTATGGACCATCCAGCAGCGCCACGCCCGGAGATATTTACATCGAGGATCATAATTACATTCGCGGCGCCGGCTTTGCCGGGGTTGAGGTTCTTGGCTATACGAACGGCATTTTCGAGACGGCAAACACGATCTACAACAATAAATACGGAAACTACTGGGATGCAGGTCCGGCAGGCTACATACAGTCCGCCAAGATAAGATCGAACGATATCGACACGAATGCGTCCGGCGACTATTATTTCGGTTTGTCTGACGTTCATTATCAACAGAACTGGCACTCGGACGTCGCGCCATTTGTCTGCACAAGTTGTGTGAACCTTCAGGCGGAAGGGAACGCCTTCACCATAGGCGGGGGAACGACGGCCGCCGTGTTCAATGGCGCCCTGTCCGTTCATTTCGATGGCAACAATTTTACAGGCGGCTCTACTCCCATCCAAGTCAACCCCTATAACGGCACGCAGTCAAGTCAGCTGACTTTTGCATCCTCGAACTGGTCTTACGGCGGCGGTTATTTTCTCACGACAACCGGAACGCCTTCGCAGATCACAGTGGGCGTTCAGTTGACCAGCACGTCGCAGGCCGTGATCGCGCCGACCTCGGCGATCAACAATCTCACGATCATTGGCCAGCAAAGCCCGGACAACAACTCGAACAATGCGTTTTCTTCTGTTCTTTGGGGCAAGGGCAACACCGTCGGAGCCGAAGAAAGCGCCGCGGGCGGTTACGCCAATCAGGTCTATGGCTATGGGGCGACGGCCTTCGGCGCCAACAACAAGGCCGTCGGCTCTTTTTCGACCGTTCGCGGCTATATGGCCAGTGATGACGGGCTCTATGGCGCACAGTGTTTCGCCAACGGCTCCACGACCGGCGCGATCGGCGGCCAGCAATTATGTCAGCATGTCCTGAGAGGGCGCTCCACCGGCACAAGCGCGTTGCGTCTCACGTCCGACGGGAATGCGGCGGGGTCGACGAATTGTCTGAACCTAGCGGACAGCTCTCACGCCCAGTTCATGATCATGGTGTCGGGCTTCAATCCAAGCGCCGCCACATCGGCCAATTGGCAATCAGCCGGTCCGAACATTCTGACGAGAGGCTCCGGCGTTGCGAGCACTTACTATAGCGGGTCGTTCTCCGCTTCGACCGCCCCGGCTGTTTCGACCGGTGCGGGTTCGTCGGCGCGATTGCAGCTCTCGGCTGACACGACGAACGGATGCCTGAACGTTACGATCACGCCGCCTGACGCCAATACCTGGGATTGGGAGGCGGCGGTCATTCGGCTGAAAATGCAGTGACGAGCCTTCACTAATCTTGCGCATTGGAAAGCCGCTTCATTTCAAGCGGCGCGCGCCTTCCTGAAAGAAACGACATGACCTTTCTCACCGATCCGCGCGGGTTCTCCGCTGCGGAATTCGCGGCCTATTGCGCCGGGCTGGACTGGCGCGAGGGCTGGCGGCCTTCGTTCGTCACCCTGCACAACACCGCCGAGCCGAACCTCGCGCAATGGGCGCATTTCGGCGCCGGCTTGAAGAACGGCGCCCAGCGCGTTCGCAACCTCAACGCCTATTATCGCGGCAAGGGATGGCATTCCGGGCCGCACGTGTTCGTCGCGCCGGATTGGATCTGGCTCGCCTGCGATCTGGAGCGCGATGGCGTTCACGCCAGCTGTTTCAACCGGACCTCGATCGGCGTCGAAATGGTCGGCGACTATGCGACCGAGGCCTTCGACAGCGGCGACGGCGCCAAGGTGCGCGACAACGCCGTGGCGGCCGTGGCGGCGATCTATCGCGCGCTTCGCATCGCCCCGACCACGCTGCGCTTCCACAAGGAATGTCTGCGGGATCGTCACGCCTGCCCTGGCGCGCATGTGGACAAGGCGGATTTCATCGCACGCGTCCAACAGGCGATGAGGTCATGACCATGGATCAGAAAACCTATGCCGCCAGCGCCGCCGTGATCCTCAAGTTCTGGCGCGGCACCGGCCTCACCTTCGAACAGGCTTGCGGGATGCTCGCGCAAGCCGACGCGGAAAGCTCGCTCGATCCGAAGGCGGTTGGCGACCATGGCCAGGCTTTCGGCTTGCAGCAATGGCATGGCGACCGCGCCGACGCGATCAAGGCGGGCTGCGGCGTCGATCTCCGCGCCCTGCCGCCGCTGCAAGACCAGCTCAAGGCGGCGCTGTGGGAGCTGACGCACACCGAAAAGCGGGCGTGGATCGCGATCCAGAACGCCCGGACGGCTTACGACGCCGGCTATGCCGCCTGTCAGTTTTGGGAGCGGCCGGGCTCGCCGCTGCAATACCACCGACGCGGCCAGAAGGCCGAGGCCTGGGCCACCTATTTCCGGAAAAATCCGGTCACGTGATCCTCACCATCCCGGCGCGGAAGAGAGGGACATCATGAACACGTCCCTGAGACTGAAAATCCTCGAACGAAAGGTAAGCACCATCATGAGCGCCATCGAAGACCTCAACGCCGCTGTCTCCAACATCGGCGTCGCCGTGTCCGCCGCCGTGGCGGATATCCAGGAGCAGGCTGCGAAAATTGCCGCCGTCGCCGCGCAGCCGTCCGTCGTGCCGGAAGACACCGCCGCCATCGAGGACGCCGTCGCCAAGCTCAACGCCAGCGCCGCCGCGCTCACCGCCGCCGTGGCGCCCGTCGCGGCGCCGGCCGCCGAAGTTCCGGCCGCGTCCTAACCAGGAACGACGCGCGGGAGGATCGCCCGGCCGGCCCGCGCTCCTTTTTCTCTGTCGGGCCTAACCCCTGAAAGGCATGAAATGAAACACGTCCTTGAATTCAAGGCGGCGCTCGCGCTCGCCCTTTTCGCGGTGTTCGCCGTGATCGGTCTGGCGCCGGCCTATGCCGAGACGGCCTCGACCATCGTCGTTCCCTGGGGCGACTGGCTGTCGTCGCTGCTCGCGTCGGTCGCCTCGCTCGCGATCGCGCTGCTGTCCTTCGTCGTCGCCAAATGGGCGCCGGCCTATGTCAAGGTGCTGCTGACCGACGACCTGATCAGCAAGGCGGTCAACTATGGCTTCGGCGCCGTCGAGGGTGCGGTCGCCGGCAAGACGCTGTCGCTCTCGACCACCAATCTGGTCCTAGCCGCCGCCGAACAATATGCCGTGTCGTCTGCGCCGGCGATCTCGAAATGGCTCGGCGCCAACCTGCGCCCGCTGATCCTCGCCAAGCTCTCGGCCCTGGGCGTCGTTCCGGCTGACGCGACTGCCGAAGCCACTGGCGCGGCCATTGCGGGCGCGGCGAAATGATCACGACCATCCTCGCGTGGATCGGCGGCGTCACCGCCGTCGTCATCCTCCTGCTCGTGGCGTTCATCGGCTGGGCCGGCTGCGAGCAGCGCAGCGGTCGAAATCCGTTCCTGTGACTAATATCGCCGCGCGCCTCCAGGCCATCGACGCCCTGCTGCAGAAGGTCGAGGCGCTGCAAATCGAAAAACTGATCGCGGACATAGGCGCCGCGATCAGGCGCCCGACCGTCGCCGGCGCGCTTGAGGCGCTGGAGGAGGGCGCGGCGGACGGCGCGGCGATTGCGGCGCTGATCCCTGGCGGCGCTGTTGTGGCCGCCGAACTCGGTCTCGCCGCGACTGTGCTGGGTCTGCTGGACGAAGCGGTCAAAGCCATCCCGCTCGTCCCGGATTTCGGCTTGCGGCTCGCGGCGCTCCATATCCATGCGCCCGCGCTGATCGCCGTTCATCACGGCCCCGTCAAGCCGATCTTCGGCGAGACTGACGGGCCGGAGCGCATGTTCGGTTTCACACCTGACCCCTGAAATTCACAACATCAAGGATGCCTCATGGTCCGTTCTCTTCTTTCGGGCGCGTTGGTTTGCGCCCTGTTCGCCGCGACGGCTTCGGCCATGTCGTACAAACTCCCCTCGTCGGATCAGATCCAGCAGAACGCCAAGACCGCCGCCGCCGTCGCCCAGATTTTCGCCTGCGACATCAGCACAGTCGCAAATATCGCGCTGGCGGCGGAACAAGCGGTCAATTCAGGGGGGCAGGTGGTCCGCACGGGAACCACGACCAAGATCGTCGGCGTCTCGACCGCGCTTTGCGGCGCGCTCGGCGGAGTCGCTTCAATCATCGTCCCGTCTGCCGCGCCGGCGTCGAAATAATCATCGCCGGGGTCGTGCGCCCGGCCTGATACCCAGCAGCAAAGTAGGACGAATGTGATGATTGGCGAGATTCCCAGTTGGCTGGTGACATTAGGCGCCAGCGCCCTTACAGCGGTTGGCGGGTTCATTCTTGCTCTGCTCAATCGCGGGCCGGCGATGCAGACCGCACTGGACGCCCGTCTGCAAACCTTGATCGATGGCTATGAGCGGCGGGTGGATGACCTGATGCTGGAAGTTCATGGCCTGCGCGAGGAAGTTGTCAATCTTCGCCGCGCCCTGGCTGAGGCGCATTACAAGAACGGTTTCGGCGCCTGATTTTCGCCCGCTGGATTTCAAAATTCCGCCCCGCCCGTGTAGCGCGACAAATCGAATGGCCATTTTGGACGGATCATCTGGCCACACCCCATTTTCCGCCAGTTAGGAGCCGTTGCGGCTGATCTAGCCGCTCACGATGATTTCCCGGGCGGGGCGTCTCTTATCAGCTCCGCCCGCCGAATAGGTCAGCTCCGCAGCCTCGATCTCGAACCTCCGATAAATTTTCCGCGTCGCCGGCGTGTCGTTGATCGTCAGGATGAAGTGGCCTTTAAGCCGGCTTAAAGCGTCCGCCATCAGTTCGTGCTGCTCGGGGCCGAACAGGCCGGGGCCGTAATAGTCCTCCGTGCCGGCGTACGGCGGATCGAGGAAAAACAGCGTGCCAGCCCGATCCCAGCGATTGAGGAACGGCTTCCAGTCCAGGCATTCGATCATCACGCCCGCGAGTCGGGCGTGGATGGCTTCGAGCGCCACCCCAAGCTTCAGTGCGTCGAACCGGGCGGGGCCTCCCGTTTGAATGCCGAAGGTGCGGCCGGCGACCTTGCCGCCAAACGACAGCTTTTGCAGATAAAGAAACCGCGCCGCCCGCTCCAGATCGGTCAGGGTGTCCGGGTTCTGCGCCCGCAGGCGTTCGAACTCCGCCCGCCCGCTCAACTGCCATTTGAGCATGTCCATGAACGCCTGGTAGTGGCGTTGGAGGATGCGGAAGAAGACGGCGACGTCCTGGCTCTTGTCGTTGATCACTTCGCAACGCGGCGCGGTTTCTCGGCGAAAGAACACGCCGCCCATGCCCACGAAGGCCTCCGCATAAATCTCGTGAGGCGTTGAGGCGATACGCTCCGCCAGCCGGGCCGCCAGCTGCCGCTTGCCTCCGATATAGCCGGCAGCCGGCCGAGCGCGTGGCGCGGTTCTGAATTTGATCTGATCTTCCATTGTGCAAATGATCATTATCGCGCACCTTCCTCGGGCCGCCGTAGGCCTCGAGACGGGGCGGCGTGATGTGTTGGTGCGTCGCGCGGGTTCGGTCGCCAAACTTTGGCCCGCGTCCGGGTTACGGCCCGGCCCCGTCTCAGCGGTCAGCCGACGTTGGAGCCGCCCGTCGGGGCGCCGGCTTCCTGGTAGGAGCCGGAGGAGCTTTTCGAGCCGCCTCCCGAGCCTGATCCAGAACCACTCCCCGAGCCAGACCCTGAGCCGCCCGAGGGCTCCTCCTTGGCCGGCGGATTGGCCGCTTTCACCTCGCAATCGAACCGGATGACGATGCCGTCGTGGAACGCCGTGCGCTTGCGCTTGATGGTCCAGTCGCGGTCGTCGTCGTCTCCGAACCCCTTTGACGTGATGACCCCGCCCGCCGCCGGCGCAATCAGGCCGGGCCTGAGCGCGCCCTGAAAATGCGCTTCGCCGCGCTTGAACTGCGCCGAGCGGGACGAAACCGCGTTTTTTGCCTCAGTTTCCGTGCCGAATATCTGCGGATGGACATAGTCGGGGCCGTTGCTCTCGTCCCCGGCGGAAAAGGTCCGACGCTTGCCGGAGACGCGGTCGACCATATGGGCTTTGCATTTGCCGCGCTTGGGCCGCTGTTTCGCTCCGATCGACCAGCCGTCGCGCAGATCGTTGGGCGTCACCACCAGCGCCGGGATCGACTGGCCCGAGGCGCTTTGACCCTGTCCCTTGGGGACGATCACCAGCTTGCCCTCGGCCACCTTGGCGATCGCGCCGACGCTGCGAGCCAGCCGCGTGGCGAAATGCATGTCCGACTCGCCGTGCTGGGCCACCACCTTCTCGATCTTGATCTGCGCGATCGAGCCATGAACGGCGGCGCTCAGCCCGTTGTCGCCGGCGACCTGCTTGAAAACGTCGCCGAAGGTCTTGGGCGCCTTCCAGTTGCGGTTTTTCTGGGTCTTGAGCGTCTTGTCGAGCCCGGCCGCCTGCGCCGTTATGTCAAATCGCGCGGCCTCGCCGTGCTTGGTGACCTCCTGGACCTTGAATGATCCCTGCTTGGCGATCCCGGTCTCCTGCCATCCCAGCCGCACGTCGAGCACCGCGCCGACCGCAGGCTTTTTCAGCCGGCCGTCGTAATTCGAAATGCTCAGATGCAGCGTGTCCGTGTTTTCGCCGTCCGTCTCGTTGATTTCGGCATGCAACACGCGGCCGGCGAGGCGGGATGAGATATTCTGGCCGTTGAGCCAGACCTCCACGATGGGCGTCATGTCAGTCCCACAAGCTGATGGTGGCGAGGGTCTTGGCCGGCTCCGGGGCGATAAAGGGCAGGATGATCGTCGTCTGCTGCGGCAGGACGGGGCCGAGATCGGCGAGGCCGGGGTTGGCGGCGAGCACCGTTTCCGTGGCCTGCGCGACATTCTCGCCGTAAAAGCCCGCGCAGATCGCGTCGAGCATCTCGTTTTGGCCGGTGATGTATGTGGTCGCGCTCATGTCTCATCTCTCAGGCTGGCCAGAATGCGAAAATTCCGCCGCCCAGGCTGTCCGCCGCGCTGAAATTCAGAGTGTATTTGACCTTCTGCGGCCGTCCGTCCGGCAGGAATTCAGACGAGGTGTATTCGACCTCATCGAGCCGAAAGAGGCCGAAGGCGTCGCCGGCGCCGGAAAACAGCATGTCGATGCGGCCGGCGCCCGCCGCCCGCTGCATGGCGACGATCTGGCCCAGAGAGCCGAACTCCTGCGGGAAGATCGTGCCACGCAGGATCAGCGGCTCTTCGGCCGGGCCGAGATACTGCCCCGGCGGTCGGCGCCCGAAAACCGGCTGTTTGGCCCAGCGCCCCGACCATTTGTGCGTCAGCTCCTCGAAGCTGGTGGAATTGGCGTTGAACGAGAAGCCGCCCCAGATCAGCAGCATCAGCGGTGCTCCGGTCCGTCATGGAGCGCGCCGCTCGACGGCGTGAAGGAACGCCCGCCGCCGCCGAGGCCTCCCAGGCCGCCAAGCACCTGTTTCAGCTTGGCGGCCTTCTCAATCGCGGCGTCGATGGAGGAGGTGTCCACCTTCGGCGAGAATGTGCCGTTGATGCTCAACAGCGTTTGATGAGCCTCGCCGCCCTTGCTGTTCAGCGCGTCGAGCGGGCTGGCGTCGACATTGGGCGTCACTTGCTGGCCATTGAGCATTTGCAGGGTCTGGACGGCGCTTTGGGCCTTTGCGCTGGTTTCGTCCTGCTTGGCTGAGCCTTGGTCCTTTGCGCCGGCCTCGTCCCGTTTGGCATTATCCGCCCATATGCGTCCTGGCGATCCCGGTGGCATTTCCTCCGGGGAGCGTTCAAGAATGGCTTTGGGCGGATTGAGCCACGCAGGCGTATGGTTCTTGATCCATTCGCCCGCGCTCTCGCGAAATTGATCGTTCTCCGCCTGCTTCTCGTTCCACTCCTTAGCGTTAGTCGGACCGTTGAGGGTGGCCAAGAACAGATCAACGGCCGCAACGCCTGTGCGCCAGAAGCCGGGCCCAGAGACGCCGCTGGGCGCCGTTCCTGGGACGCCAGGCTTGATGCCGTTCGCAACGGCCAATTTTCCAGCCGCTCCATCGAGCGCTTTTGCCGCCACCGTCAATTCAGCCGCCGCTGCGGGCAATCCGAATCCCTTTGCGACTTGATATGAGAGCCAGCCCGCGCCACCGAGCGCCACCGCTCCAAGGCCGCCGGCGACTTCCATGGACGCCTTGGGATGATCGGTCGCGATTTGCGACAGCGACTGGAGCGCGCCCGCCACGCTGCTGATCGCCGATGACGCTGTTTTCATCGCCGGCGCGCTCGCCGCCGTTTGCAAGTTCTGCAAAGCCGCCGTCAGGGACGAGATCGCCGCCGTAGGATCGGAGCTGAGATTGTTGCGGTAGATTTCGTCGGGACTTTTGGTCTCGTCAATCAGTTTGGCGTCTTTGTGCAGCCGTGTGCGCTGCGCCGTCTGCGCCAGTTCTTCCGCCCAGATTTCGGCATTGGGGTTGCGATAGAGCGAATTGAGCACTTTCGAAAGCTCAAGCCGGTCCTCAATGTTGACGCCATGGGCCTTCAAGGCGGGGAGAACCGTTTTCTCCATGAACTCGAGAGGATTGGACAGCGCCGTGTTTGTGTTGGTGACCGCTCCAGGCTGCCACGACACGACTTTTCCGTTTTTCTTGATCGCCTGTTCCGGGTCGATCAGGCCATATTGCTCCCACGAGCCAGCCTGTTTGGCGTCATTCACCTTTCCCATGATGGTCTTGGAGAATGCGTTGGCCGCCGTGCCCGCTCGGTCGCCGCCGAACGTCGTCACCAACGAGGGGACCACGCGCGACAGGAACTGCAGATCATAGTTTTGCAGCGAGCTTTTCGCCTGCTGCGCGAAATTGAGCATCTGGGAGGGATTGAAGTTGCCGCGAGTGAAAACCATGGCGCGGACCATTTCATTGGCTTCCTTCTGGAAAACCTCCGAATTGCCCGCGGTTCCGCGCTCTTCGAAAAAGCGCGCGAGCTTGTTCCCCATTTCGCCGGGATCATCGTGGATCTTGTCGCCGGCCGCCGATTTCAGGACCGAAGCGGTTCTCATGACGAAAGGCAGATTGGCGACGGCATGCTCGACCGAGCCAAACGCGCCGGTGGTTTCGTTAAGCGCCTTTAGCGCTTCGGTATAAGTGGCTGTTGGAACCGATTGCGTGACGGCGTGTGCCGCTTTTTCAAGCTCGGCGAGTTCTTCAATCGATCGTCCAGCGTTCTCCAGCCCGACGCGCTCGTGCTGGTATTCAGAGCCTTTCACAAGCGTTTCGCGCCCGACATGGTAAACCGAATGCACCCCGACATAGCTCGCCGCCGCGCCCAGGGCGACGCCGCCGGCGCCATGTTTCGACATAACGCCATGGCTCTCGGCTGCTGCGCGCGCGGCGCGCGCGGCTTTATCATCTTCGATGACCTGACGTTGGTGGGCCGCCGAACGCTGGCGTTGCAGGGCCGCCTGCGCCGCCGCCTGCTCTTTGGCTGAGCGTTCGATCGCAGCGACGGTGCGCTGCTCGCTGGCGGCGATCCTCTCATTGGCGGCGACGATCTGGTTCGCGGCGGCGGTGGCGCTCTCGGCCTCCGCTCGCTTCGCCGCTTCGATCGTGTGGCCGGACTGCTGCGCCGCTGCGGTCTGCCGCTCGCTCGCCGCTATCTTCTCATTGGCGGCGACGATCTGGCTTGCGGCGGCGGTGGCGCCGCGCGCTTCCGAGGTCTTTGCGGCGGCGACCGTCTGGGCCGACGTCTCGACGGCGCGCGCGGCGCGCTGTTCGCTCTGTTGGAGCGCCAGCAGTTCTTCGCGGCGTTTCTGGATGACCTTGAGGCCCTCGTCCCATTTGGACGATTTCATCGGGCCTTTTTGGATGTCGTTGAGGACATCCGTTGCGCGCTTGAGCTTCTGCAGCTCGCTCTCGACCCCTTTGGCGGGGCCGGAAACCTGATCCACCAGCTTGAGGATCATCGAGACGGACATATCAGTCATCTCAAGTCCTCACATTCTGGCCAAGGCGTGCGCGGGCGCGGGTCCACATCCGCGCCAGCAGGGGGAGTTTCATCGCCCGCAACTCGGCGAGCGTGAAGGGATAGACTTCGCCGACGTCGAGCAGCAGGTCCTCGAAAGAGCCGGGGCCTAGCCCCACAAAAGCTTTCCCAACGCGAAATCCAGCGCTTTGACGTCGGCGGAGGCCATGCGCTGAAGCACGTCAATAGGCAGGCCGGAGAAGGCGGTCAGCAGGCCGAACGTGTCGACCTTCGCATCCTTCTTGGTGTAGCGCTCGTAATCCGCGCCGGAGGGGATGCGCAGCGTGGCCTGCTTATAGACGACGCCGTTAAGCTTGAACGGCTTCTTGAGCGGGATCGTCTCCCCGTCGAAGGCCTCGCCGGCGTCGAAATCAACGATCTTGGGTTCTTCGGCCATCTCCGAAGCAGCCGGCGCGGCGGTGGTTTCCTCAGTCATGCAAACCTCTTTCAATGCCGATTAAAGCGCGTTGCCGATCCAGGCGTATTCGTCCGTGCCGCCGATTTCGAATTTGTTGGCCTCGACATCGATGTCGTAGATGGTCACGCCGTCGATCACGAGCTTCAGCGCGTCGAGCGAGGCCTTGATGGAGAGCTTGGCGGCCTTGCCCGCCTCCCAACTGCCAGGATCGAGCGTCATGTACTGCCCCCGGCAGGTCAGGCTCACCGCGTGCCTGGCGCCGCCGTCGCCGTCGAGCGCGGCCGTGTTGGACAGGGCGACGCTCTTTTTCGTGAACAGACCCGACTGCCGGATCACCTGCGGATCGTAGGACGTGAGGGTCACGCCCCATTCGAACTCCTTGAAGCCCAGGGCGATCTGGCGCGTGCCGAGCATGCCGCCGCCCCGGAATTTCTCCATGACCTTTTCGATCTTGGGCGTATCGCACTTTTCAGTCGAGCCGAGCTTGCCGACGCCGTCGATGTAAGAGGCGAACGCCTGGAGGACGTAATCGAGCTGCGCAGTCATGGGGCCTCCTCAGACCGTGCCGTTGAGCGCGGAGGCGACCGACGACACCAGCGCGTTGTAATAATCCTGGTTGCGGTGCGCGTAATTCTGGATGTGCTCCATCGGCGCGACGGGCTCGGGATCGAAATCCCAGGCCCAAATGCCTTGCGACGTCTGCTGCGGCGTGTTGCGCTCGGGGTCGAGCCAGACCTTGCCGCCGACGATGGCGCCGAGCTTTTTCAGATAGTCGAAATAGCCCTGCATGCTCGCGGCCATTTCGCGCAGCAGCTGCACGCTCGGCGGCTTGTCGACCGCCCAGGCCTGCACCGCCTGAACCGCCTCGTAGATCATGTCGGCGCAGGTGCGGACCGCCTCAAAAGTCCATTCGGGGTCGTTTGAACAGGTGCCGTTGCCCCAGCGACGCCAGCCCGGATAGCCATTGTCCGGCGCCGACAGCGTCAGGATGATCTGCTCGGCGTTGAGCAGGTTGGCTTGGTCGTTGGGGTTGTCGGTATAGTCGATGGGCGAGGAGACGCCGCCGACGCCGTTATAGGTGAAGTTCGACGGCGAGAACCAAAAGCCGTTCTCGCTATGCACGCGCGAGGTCAGGCCTGCGGCCGACGCCGAGGTCGGGCGCGCGACATAGGCGTTGGCGGTATCGTCCCACACCTCGACCGAGGGATAGAACACGTTGACGCGGTCGCTCGACCAGTCGTTGCGATAGGCGATGGCCGCGCTGTCGGAGGTCGCCGGGCAGTCGGCGTAGATGCGCCCGCGTAAGTCCTTGGCGATCGGCAGCAGGGCGGAAACAACGGGGTTCGCCCCAGGCGCGCCGCCGGCGACGGGCCGGTCGGCCATGAAACCGGGCGCGATGAACGTCCTCGGCTTGACGCCGACCAGCGACAGCGCATTGCGGAACGCATTGACTCCGGTCTTGTTGGCGACCGATCCGACCAGGTCGGAGAGCTGCGAGCCGCGATCCGCCGTCGACGCCACGCGCACCACCACGACGGCGGCGCCGGCCTCGGCGTAAATCTGGCGCACGCTGGCGAGCAGCGTGCCCTTGGTCCCGAGCTTGGTGGCGAGGCGCGGCGTGGCGGCGAGCAGCACCGGCGTGTCGAGCGGAAAGACGTCGGGGTCGGCGTCGTCGGCCGTGCCGATCAGTCCGATCGAGGCCGAGGCGGCGGTTTTGACCGGCCGCACGCCGTCGTTGAGTTCAATGGTTTCCGTGCCGTGCAGGAATTGCGTGGTCATGATCTCGCTCGCGCGCCAAGGATGGTGTGAGCGCGGCTCATGCCGGGACGATCACACAGGCTGCGGCGAGATTGACCGGGGATCGATCCCGAATTGATGGGGGCGCGCGCCCCCATTAGAAATACGAAAGCCCCGCAGGGGGCGGGGCTTTCATACCAGACTAAACCGGATCGCGCCGGCGGGCAATGACAGGCGGTTACGCCACCCGCCGCAGGTAGCCGCCACGCACATTGATGTTGGCGGCGACGGGGACGTTTTGTTGGCAATGCGCCTGCACACAGCAGATTGCCGACGTGACCGTCGAACCCGTGATGGTGATGGGAGGCGTCCGCAAAATGCCGCCATGCGCCACGGCCGGAATGAGCCCATCCGTCAATAGCCAGGGATCGCCGTCAATGGCCCCATATGTGACGCCGTCGACCGCGATGTTGAGCAGCGCGGCCACAGCGAGCACGCCAGTGGCGCCCGCTTCGACCGAATATTGCACGATGAACTCGTAGGTTCCGCCCGGCGCGAAGTTGGCGGTGCTCATGGCGAACTTGAGCTTGGGGCGCGCATTTGCGGTCGCGGTCGCGCCGCTGATCCCCATGCGCTCCCACCGTGCGCCGGGCGCGTCCGTGACGATCGATCCCGCCACGGTCAGATCGGACACCGCCGCGTCGAGAGTCGCGCCGGTCGCAACGACGCCGGTCGCGGACGTCGCCATCGTCCCCGTGGTCCCACGCATGTACGGGTTGCCGATCAGGTTCCCGCCAGGGTTGGACGTCGCGTTGAAAGCGTCGATCTCCGAAGCGGGCAATATCGAGACCGACGGAAAAATCTGCATGAGCAAGGGCGCGAGGCACAGCGCGCCGTGGGTGTAGCCCCCGCGTGTCGTGTAATGCGTCCCATCCACGGTCTGGTCGCCGATATAGTCGCCTGCGACGCCGGCCGCGCTCTGATCCTCCATGAGCGGCCAGGTGTCATACGGAAAAACATTCGGCATTCCCGTCAGATCCATGATCCACCGGCGCGCGATCATCGCCGAGGTCGCGTTAGCGGCGGGACGGCGGGCGCTTGGGAACGCCGGCGATCCGCTGGGCGGCGAGACGGCCCAGATCACCCGTTTGCCGGCGGCCAGCAGGGCGCGCAGGATAAGCGCGTAATTCGCCAACGTGATCGAGTTCAGGACCGACAGATTGAAATCATTGGTCCCGGCCATGACGTGGACAGTGTCAGCGGGGCTGTCGATGGCGCATTGCAGCTGCGTCTTGCCGCCGAGTGACGGCTCGGCCGTGTAAATGATGTCGGTCGTGGTGCGCCCCGCAAGGGCGAAGTTGAGGTCGGGCCGGAAGACAACGCGCTGGCCGGACGCCTGCGCCGCCCAGGTTTGCCATCCACGCGAGCGCTTTACCGTGATGGTGGCGTTGGACCATCCGACGCCGTGCGCCGTCAGGCTGTCGCCGACGGTCGCGATCAGATTGTTGCGCGCCCCAAGAGAGCGGATGGTGGCGGACGTTGCCGGCGCCGGCGGCGGGATCGCGGGCGGCCCGCCGGCCAGAGCGCTGCTCAGCGTGGCGGCCGACGCCGCCGCCGCGCAGGCCTTGAGAAAGTTGCGCCTGCTGATCATGCCTCAATTCCCCGTGCACGAAAGAACATCGGAGGCATTGCTGCCGACGAAGTTGATGGCGGTGGCGTTGGTCGCCCCGTAGGAAATGGCCTCGCCGGGCAGGAGCGGATAGCCGGTCGCCGCCGTCACGCCGGCCGGGCCGATCAAGATCGTCGCCGTGTTGGTCGATGGAGCCTTGCAGATGATGCCGTTGACCAGCGACTGCGCCGGCAGGGCGGCGGCGGTTGTGGCGGCGGTCACGCGCACGGAATAGATCGTCGAGGGGTTGCCCCCGGTCGCGACGCCGATCTTCGTGGCGCCTGCGCCCATGCCCGGCTTGGCGTACCAATTCCCCTTGGCTGTCAACGCCGGCGAGATCGCGCCAAAGGGCACGAGAATCGCGCCGGTTTCGGCGGTCGGCGTAGCCGGGGCGTCCAGCAGCCAGACGCCCTCGTTCGAGAGCGCGTTGACGATGACCGTCCCCGCGCCGATCTGTGTCCAGCCGGAGACCATGACGATGCTGGTGTCGGCGCAGACGGGCGCGGCGCCCAGCACGCCGAGGACGAGGAGCGCGGCGAAAAGCCTGTCGAAAATCCGCATTGAAATCTCCCTGAAAGAGGCTTTCGTCATCGCTTGGTCACCCCCCACTCGACGGTCACCGTGCCCTTTTGCCGGCGCCAGACGCGGGGATCGTTGGCGAGATAGTCGATCACATCGTAGATGTAGGCGCCGGCGGGGACGCCCTGGGCGACGGAGACCGGGACCGCCAGCGCCCAGGCGCCGGCCGGCGCGTCGGCGATGACGATGCGCTCGTTGTCCGTCGATAGCTCGACGACGATATTGGCCGGAGCCGCCGGGTCGCGAAGTTGCATCTTGATCGTGCGCCCCGTGAGATTGACCGCCGCGCCCGAGGCGTCCTTGAGCACGAAGCCCAGGTCCCACGTCTCATTGTTGGCGACGGTGAAATCGACGGTGGTCGCGGTCACAGCGGCCAGCCCTTGGCGATGATCGCGCGCCGGGCCTCCGTCAGCAGGCCCGCCGTGACGAGATAGGTCAGTCCCTCTTGTACGGATGCGAGCGACAGGTCGATCCATTGCAGCGCCGGGTCCTCGACGATCGCGAGGAAATCCGTGACCACCGGATCAGTCGACGCGCGGATTCCGACGCGCTCGACGCTGGTGAAGAGCAGCAAGAATTGCGGCCGCGACGGCTGCAGCAGGTACTGCTGCGCCGGCTCAACCACGGGAGCCGCAGGGGGAGCGGCCCACACGCCCCCGGTCTTGGTCCAGCCAGCCTGCACCGTGTCAGGGACCGCAACGAATTCTGCGGCGAGGTCGGCGTGAAAATGCGCCGCAGGATCGCCAGTGACGTCCACGGCGACGCCGTTGATGACGCGAGCGTAATTGGTCATGTCGTCAGTCCTCACCATTCAACCACGACCAAGCCGTCGCCGCCCTTGCCGCTTGTGGCCGGGACAGTGGCCGCGCTCGCGCTGATCGCCCCGCCGCCGCCGGCTGCGATGCCGCCGGCTCCTCCTATTGTCGAGCCACTCCCGATGCTCAGGGAGCATCCGCCGCCGCCAAGCGCTCCGCCAGCGCCGCCAGGCAGGCCGGCTCCGCCGCCGGCTCCAGGC